GCCTCAAATCCTGCTGGCCCTTCATGGCGTTGAGCTGGATATCCTGCTGTTGCATAGCCTGATTGGACTGAAGCTTGGCGAACTCACTCGAGGCCTTGATCTGAGCCAGTCGTTCCTGGGACTGGACCTTCCCCACCATCTCAGTGACCTTCATTCGGTGTTCGTCCTGCTTCATAGCCATTTCCATCTGCTTCTCAGGGATGCTATTCGCGCCACCCTGAGCCGCTTCCTGGGCCTTGGCTATGTTCAGTGCGGTCTTGGACTTGGTTTCATCCACCTTCGCAGTTTCGCCAGCAATGGTGATCGCTTTAGCCTGCTCAGCCACCGGGTCCTTCTGCTCGAGTAGGGCCAATAGCTTCCGCTTGAGCTGACCCTGGAGGGGGGCAAGCTCCAAAAGGACTTGAGGTGGGATATTGGCCCCCTGCGCTGTAAGTGCGACAAGAGTGTCATAAGCATCTCCCATCATGTTGACCTCATCTGGGCCCTCATCCAGGGAGAAGTTGACATCTAGCGTCCCAATCGAGTTCACGAGCCGCGGAAGCCCGTATTCATCCACCCCTACACCGTTGACTTGCACCAACTGCGCGAGTCCCGCGTCGTCTGTAACCCGAATATAGCGCTCAGCGGTCCAATATCGCTGCACAGCGTTCCAAATAGCCCGATAAAGACGCAGTTTCCAGTTCTTTATGCCTATAACGAACGGCCCCAGCTCGGCGATACCTGCTTGTTGGAGCAGGTTGATCGCGCGTCCGGACTTGTACTCGAGGCCCTGACCTATTAGGGCCGGGCTGGGGCCGAAGTTCTCTATCTCGTTCTTCGCATCCTCTAGGAACTTGATTTGGCCTTCGATGTTAGTGATGCGCGCTGCATCATCGAACTCCATCTCGAAGCCCTTGTTGTAGATAACCACACCGTCCGGTCGAATGGCCTCCCGCCGAGTAACTTCAATATCAGCAAATGCTCCATCTTCCGCCTTGATCCGGCGCGAAACCAGCTCATGTAGGCCTTTCGAGCGGCGCTGGTTGATCTCATCCTGGGATGAACGTAGATTACGGACGAAGCCATAGCGATCACCGTCATGATCCACGAAGCTGGAGAACATGATATACTTGCATATCATATCTCCCTTCTCATTGTAGAAGTAGCCCTTGCCCTCGTCGATCTTCATCGAGCCCGTGAACAGGCACCACTTCCACCCTTTTCCACTCTTGTACCAGATATCCACTACCCGCAGGCGCTTATGCCGAGAGTCCACGTCAAACCAGCGCCTCTCCCGTTCCGGGTTCGAGGTCAGGTCCGCGCCGTCGCCCTCCATCAGAACCCGCATCTCCTTCGCGGTCTCCTCGTCGGGCGCGAGCAACACAGCATCCTCAATGTCGAGCCACTTGCCCTGACCCATGAACCTTGCATCGGCGAAGTCATGATCGTAGGAGCGCACATCATAGAAGAAACTGTCCGTTTTGACGAGGGCGAACCCGATATCCTTGTCGTCCTTGTCCCCTTTGACGAGCATCATCTCGACGCCGCCAATACCATCCACAGCAGCGTTCTCGGTAGCGAAGGGGAAGAGCGACTCGCGGAGATCACTCTCCACCACATACCTGACCACTGCCGTCGCCAGCTCGGCACCCATCTCATCCTGATCTCTCGGGGTCTTTGGGTAGGCCTTCGGGTCCTGCTTGATCTTCTCCATCAGCCCAATGATCGAGTCAATCTTACGCCCGATCCTGTTGTACGTCACCACAGGCTGTTTGCGTCGGTTGAAGACCTCCACCTGATCTGCGGTCCACTGAGCCCCATGCCGGTATCCCCGAGCGTTCTTCTGCTCTAGGATCTCGTCGTGCTTCGAGGCAATGTAGTCCAGATAGGACTGCTTGCAACGACGCAGCTCCCAATAGCCCTCGTCGTCAATATCGCTATCATTGACCACATAGTCATCTTTATATGCTGCGATGGCCATCAGTGTCGTCCTATGATAACGCGGCCCTGACGTGGCCTTCTGATCGAGTAGTCAGACAGCATTCCGTGTCCAATAGGATAGGTATAGCGCGGGTCGTGCGGGAAGAACGGCTCGAACAAGGTGTCCGCATCGGTCATCTTCGAGGCGCTTATAAACTGATCGTATACCAACTGTGGCGTAAATAGCCGATCAGCGTCAGAAATCAGGTTCGGAAAGAGTTCATTTCGCTGAACAACCGTCGGCGAGTAGAAAGTACTCGTATCCGCGAAGAATACTGGATCAACCTTAGAGCCGACACTCGGCATTCTAAGAATATCAGTATCCACAAACGGGAATGGACTGATGTTGACCGCAGACACTGTCAACGCAGGCGCAAAGAATACATCACTATCAACAAACAGCACAGGCTGGATGTCGGACACGGCCAGTACGACCGGGTTGAATACAGCGTCCGCGTCGGTGAACTTCGACGGGCCGACAAACAGCCCTGTAATCGGATCAAAGAACACGTCCGTATCAGTGAACGTCAGCGGAATGACATTGACTGTCCCGGCGGCGAGCGCGGGCACAAAGAAGTTATCCGCGTCATTAATCCTGCCAGCCATTGTGGGCTGTGCGCCGCCACCAGTGACCAACGCCATCCTCGGCGAGTCACTATCAATAAACAGCGTGGGCGTGATATTGACTGCGCCTACGGCCAGCGTCGGATTAAAGAAGGTATCACTATCAGAGAAGAAAGTGGGAACTACTAGTTGCCCTTGGGCTGGCCCGCGGATAACCACAGTGACCGACATCGGCGGAGGTACATAGCGTCGGTTCTTGATCAGGGGCGAACTGTCGGACTCGTGATAGATACGCTTCAGCTCACCGCCAACTACCGTCGGGCTGTAGTGGGTATCACTCTCGGCATAGACAGCCGGAACCACTATGAATTGACCACCACCAATACCTACGCTAAAGATAGTATCCGTGTCGACATAGCGGCCTCCCGGTCGAATATCCAGATTTCCACTCCGAATAACGACCGTAACTGACATAGGCGGAATAAACCGCCTGACGATGATCCGTTCCGAGGCCGCGGCATAGGTATTGACTATTGGAGACGTACCGATCCCCTGAAGAGATGGCCCATAAAACCAGTCAACGTCAGTTAACAGCCCCGGGGTCGCTCCGACAGTTCCCCCCACAAGTGAGGGACTATAGAAACTATCGGCGTCCCCGAAGAAGAAAGTCCCGAAGTTATATATAACCGCGATACTAGAGAACGCATCAGCGTCAACTAGTAGGCTCGGTGTCAGGGCCCGCGTCGCGGCAAGCCCCGGAACGAATATAACATCACTATCAATAAAGAATACTGGCGCGGTCTGCTTCAGTGTCGAGACTAATGGAGCGAAGAACGTATCACTATCGATTATCAAAGGCTGGGCAACAGATACACCCCCGACGAAGCTGGGAGCAAAGACTCTGTCAGTATCGATGAATAGGCCCGGTCGCGGCCCAATCAGCGGACTAAAGAATACGTCCGAGTCCGCGAATAGCGTCGTAGTAAACCCTGCACCGAAGTTAGGCGCAGAGAAGATATCACTATCAACGAACAGCGAGGACAGTACAGCTGTTGTAGTACTTAGACCTATAATAAAGAACGTATCAACATCGTTGAAGGAGTTCTGGGCCAGTAGGTTTTTGCTGGTGCTGAGCGTCGGCCCAAAGAACGTGTCACTATCAGCCAGTCGCTGGGGCGTGACTATACCAGCATTAGGAATTGTAAAGGTCTGAATAACAGACGAGTGAGGTATCCTTCGTCGTCGATAGAATGCGCTCGCCGCGGCATAGGATGGGTACGAGCCCAGCGCGACCGCGGGACTATACCAAGCGTCGGTATACGGAATAAGATTAGGCGTGATCGACAGCACCTGGCCCGCCGTTGGACTGGACCAGCTGTCCGCATCGGAGATCTTGCCCGGTGTAAGCCCTATAGTCGATCCTAGCGCGGGACTAATAAAGCTGTCTGCATCAGAGATCAGCCCAGGCGTAAGCCCCGTAGGAGCCCCTGGCTGTTGCCGAGGAATATCGATAACCTCGCCAATAGGCCTAGATCGATAGACATATAACGGCGTCATCCCAGCTTCGGCTATACCCGGGAAGTCTCCAGAAAGGGCCGGGGCACTGTACGTATCATTGTCTGTATATTTTCCGGGAGTCAGGGTCTGAGTAAGATCAGCCTTGAATGTAATGACGCCCAGCACGTCATTGGTAGGAGTGGTTCCAGTAAACTGAGAACTCACAGTAGTTGTTGCTGTTACTCTCTGATGAGAGAGCATCGCATGAGAGTTAGCTTGGAACGCACTAACAGTAAACGTAATCGAAGTAGACCAAGTAGAATTGACGTTAGAAACAGCCCAAGACACTACAAGCTCAGAGGCCTGAGTCAAGGTGCCAGTCAGAGGGGCAACATAGGGCGTAGTTACGTCAGATATATTAGATGGACTTCTATCTACTGGAGAGACAACAAACGGCCCCTCGAATACCGCAGCTACGCACGAGAAGTCATTTGCGCTCGCGGTGGCCGCGATAGTGACCGTCGTCAACGATCCAGCCACTGTTACCCGAGAATAGAACAGCCTACCCGAGATCACCCCGCTGAGGGTTCCCGCGTTCTGCGCAGTATAGGTGTTACCAAGATTGTCAGTGCAACCGGAGGCTGTCAAAGCAGTCTGCTGGGCCATCAAGGCCACAACAAGATCACCCACCGCCACAGTAGTCGCGGTGTTCAGGGTAATGGCGTTACTCGCGAGGATACTGGCCCCGCTCGAGGCGCCCGTACCACCAGCTTTGAGATCGCCAAAGGCCATCTATCACATCGCGAACGAAGAGAACTGATATGGATTAGGTCCGGGCGGTGGAGCAGTCCCCACTACGACCTGGGCCAGCGCGGCCGAGCCGCTTTGAGCGAAGGTAACATCTCCCGAGTAGAACGCTGTTATACTGTGTGTTCCATCACTGAGTGCCGTTGTACTGAATGTAGCCACGCCCGCGGCCAGTGTTCCAGAGCCGATCGGACTTCCACCATCCCTGAAGGTCACGGTGCCCGTGGGCGGACCTCCAGTCCCTGTGACGGTCGCAGTGAACAGCACGATCTCGCCGGTATCACTAGGGTTATTATTCGAGATAAGAGTGACGTTAGTAATGGTCTTAGCGGTTTCATCCCAAGCATCCAGATAGAATGCCACGTTCTGCAGCGGAAACACATCCTGTTGTACTGAGCGCTCCATCAGATTTAGCTGGAAATGCGACTCCCATACAGCCTCGTAGACTGGTGCTGCATAGCGTCCCGGGATAACCTCGCGCTGGGCGTTATGATCCGCAGCATAATTTGGATCAGGCCCCTCAACGCAACCCGCGTTAGAAGCAGGGCTCCAAGTACCAAAACTAAACAGCCACTGGCCGATAAAGTGAAACATATAACAGCCGATGCCAGAAGCACACTCTGACCCAAACATCAGATTATCCATATTAAAGATAGTACCAGGCCAGCGCGTGCCTACCTGGGCAATAGAAGTCATTCCAGACATATTGGCCCCGCAGATAAAGGCCATGCCGTCCTGAAGAACCTGCAAGTAGCGGGAGTCTCCAGAGACCGCGTGCGAGGCTATAAAGGCCCAGTGATACCCCGAGATATCAATACCCTCAGAGCCGATATTAAATTGATTATTATCAGCAACCATCATCGTTCGACAAGCCGAAATCGGCTTTGGAGTAGTAAATATCTCTAGACCAGCCTCGATCCTGCCATAACAGCCCTTAAACGTATCTGCTATAACAGACTTTGCCGCAGCATTAATTCCAGGGGTCTGGTGGTATTCCCACGCAGCCAGTGGCCTTCCACCGAAACAGTCGAACCATATGTTATTAGGGTTTCCTCCGCCATAACCCAGATCCGTTTCAATAACAGTTTTGTAGACTGCAAGACCAGTAAGTCTATAGAGTACTGCAGCAGCATTAGTCCGCGCGATCCCAGAATTCCCCTCATTATTCAGAGTTGCAAGATTATTAACGTAGGTAGTATGGGTCCACGGAGTTCCGCTCCAGGGTGGGTTAGTGGAGGCCATTCGGGCCTCGAGACCAAGCACCCCATTATAGTAATTATCTTGCTCAGTGAAACTCCCAAATAATAGCTCGGCCCAATTCCATGCCTTTATAGCACTATTCTTCCACATATCTCCAGCGGCGTTGAAGCCATAAGCATAGAACACCTGAGCTATCTTACCTGCCCCGTGAGCATAGTAGAAGTTACTCATCTGATCAGGGGCATTAGCGTAGTTAACGCTCGGGCTGAGATTAGAGGGCGTAAAGGAGGTGCCAGTACCCGTATCCATCATCAGTCCGCCGGGCACAGAGCCCTCAGGCAGGAACGAGCCCGCCCCGTGCTGCATCCGACGATAGCCCTCCAGGCCAAAAACGGCCTGGGTAAACATCTCTGGGAGGCTGTTGGTCCCGGCATACTCCGGCACTGTCGGGAACATTTCCAACAGCTTTGGCAGTCCATAGGCCGTACTGGCGGCCTTCTGCGGCCGCATCAATACTAATTCACACCAACTATAGACCGCGCCCGTGACCGAAGCGAGTCGCGTACACCAGTCACCTGCGTCAGCCCAAGAGCCGCCGCCCGCGCCGTATCCAGACTGATACCAAGTGTAAGGCGTGCCCGTGGGGAAGAACCACTCAGGCCGCGCCGCTATAGCATCATTAATCTGCCCATTTATACCAAACAGTGGTGCGCCCCAGCCCATAGGATAGGGCACCTTACTCTGATAGATCTTGCCTTGGTTGCCTCCCGCAGTCACCCCATCAGTAAAGTTTTGTGGGCGTGTATAGCCAAACCGCCCGTCTAGGGCAATGCCCCACCTATGATGATACTCGCCCCCGGCCATGATCTTAGCAAGATCATTCCAGACAGTCGATCTTACCGGGAACGGATCAGATACTCCCAGCCCAGCGATCCTCAGCCTATAATTGCCCGCGGTCGAGGTCGTGAAGGTAGGAAATTCCAGCCCATAGACATTGGTTCCAGCTCTATTATTCTCCTGTAGCTCTACAACATATCCCTTACCACTTCTAGAGTGCCATGGAGCGTACGGTGGAAGATTATCCCCTCTAACGGGCACCCCAGTGCCAAAGTCAATGGCAGTAAACTGATTTGGCGCGGGGACAGTATCTACTCTAATACTAGCATGAGTTAGCTGGAAAGGTCCATCATCTCCACCCATGTCTTTCAGTCGCAACCGCTTTCCAACAGCCCATCCATGGTTAGTTGCAGTAGTGAACACGGCGGGATTAGCCGCGGTCATAGCCGTGATATTCTGCCGTTTTGCGGGATTAGTGCTGTCGAAAGCAGACTTCCCGTCGGCACTACTGTATCCACTCGTAATGTTATCAACCGGGATACTAACCCGTTCTTCGGCCTGGCCCGAGGCTATTCGCAGCACAATCGGAAACGGCCCGCCTACAGTGGTCCCCACGTTGTTGATAATCTCGAACTGAGTGAAGGCCGAGTAATCGACCGCGCCCTCGTTAGGTGCCCCTGGCATCCAGTGCGACAAATAAGCAATCTTGCCTACATCATCCGGCCTATACCCTATCTGATTGACATTAATAGCCAGTGCCCGCGTCGAGCGATCGTTCCACGTCAGATTGGTACTGATACTCGCCGCGGAATTAACGATAGCATAAGGCCCGCCCTGGGCCAGAGGCCCATCCAGCTTCAGATAAAGGTGATGTTTCAAAGAAGAGGTCTGACCAAACTGTCCCATAAAGGGTAGATCAGCGTAACCGTGGTCGTAGTTTTTTGACTTGATATAAACCGCAATAACTGTTCGTCCCCCGAACGAGGCCCAGTTAGCTGGATTTGTTGCCGCAGTCCGATCAAGGAATGCGTCAGGCTCGAGATCGCACGACCTAAAATACTCCTGATTAGTCCCGGCCAACCAGCCTCTTCGTCCCGCCGGGGCAAAGGTAGTCCACCTAGAATAATCCCAGACCTTACCCGTGCCCGGAGTCCAGGTCCCTGTGAACCGCGTCGCACAGAGGTCAGCTGTATCATTATTGATCCTGAGAATATCCCAAGACCCATTACAGTTAGGAACTCCAGCTACCCCAGTAATGCCGACAGTCCCCGCTGAGCCATCATTTATGTTGAAATAGAACGGAGCAAAGACGTTACTGCCCGTACAAGTAATACGGATAGACCCATCTATCGGACTAGAAGACACATTTGTTATGGTGACTGCAGCAGATGAAGATGCAGCTATCGATACCCCACCGTTGCTGAAGATCTGCCCATGCGTGATAGCACCGTCCCGCGCCTCCACGCAGACAGTATCCGGTGAAACCATAGTTACTTCTTTAACTGTAATAGGCACTTTACGGACCCCACACAGCTTCAACTAGAAGATTTCCGCCGTAGCCAAAGTCATCGCCAGGGTTCACAGACGAGATCGAGGGAGTTAAACTCCCCGCGGTGACACTGTGAGCCATGCAAAAGAAATTACCAGTGCCACTTTCATAAGACCCAGGAGTACTAACCCCGTCATCAACCATTGGAGGTGTTGGCGACCATGCTGGCGTCAGCACGGGATGCAACCTTCCAAAGACAACACACGCCCCGCCCGAAGGAACAGTGATCGCGCTCGGGAAAGTGTGCGGGTCCCAGCCAACTGACTCCTGGAAAACTTGTGTTGCAGTTGGAGCACCCGAACACCCCACCAATCTACCTACCATTATCCCGCCATGATCCCCAACTACATCTATAGTAACTACAATAGTGGCGGTTGTCCCGGTGGGCCAGGGCTTATACCAGATAGACAAGTTATTATTGGTAGCTCCTACCGCAAGAGTCATAGCATTACCATCAATCGTGACTCCGGTCATAACTCGTATTGCTGTAGCCCCAGCGCATACAACTACAATTCTGTCCGACGCGGCCGCACCAATACTCACCCCGCTAAACGTGAAAACTGAGTCGGCAAAGCTCGAGGTAATCACCGCCGGGGCTGCAGTCTTAGTAAAATCCAAAGCACTGCCCGTGGGCCCGGGCGAGGGCACAGATCTGCCGTAGCTCAGCGCGGGACCAATCACTCGTCTGCGGCGAAGCAGTGCCATCAGTACACGTTATTCCCTATTGCAGTCTGGTAAGTATTGATCCTAGCCATTATTCTCTGCATTTGAGAACTAAATGCCTGTGCCGCGCCAAAGGTTCCAGCCGCTATCTGAAAAGCATTATTCCCGAATAGCATAGGGAATGCTGCGTTAAAGACGCCACTCGGCGAGGCCGTGACCGTGCCCGCGCTACTACCGTTCTTCCATCGCGTGAAATCAGTACTACTTGTACGCGAAACCGCGTACTGGCCCTGGACGTTAGTATTGGCAGCTCCAGTAGAGTCAGTCGCCAACATCTGCGCATACATATTACCAGCATAAAGTGGTACTATAAAACTGTCTACGAGCGTTCCATTAAGAATTACCGCTGGAACACCAGTTCCTACTGCATCATTAGTGGTAAGATAGCACAACATATAATTATTGCCGCTGGTACCAAAATTATAGCCAGTATTAATATTAGGATTAAACTGCGTACTAAGAACTGACGAAGCGCCTCCTGTATAACCATGATCTGCAACGAAAGTGCCATCAGCAGGACCAGTCTCCACCAAATTAAAGTTATTCTGCTTGATATTAGTCTTGCTAGTGGCAAAGTCGGCCCCAGCTATCATATAAAGTCCATCTATACGCAACCAATCTCCATCATTCACTAGTCCCATAATAAGATCACGATAGGCCGTGGCCCGTGCCGTAGTCGGCGTCGCGATGCGATCAAAGAACTGTTTAACGGCATACGCTTCTACAGAACCATAGCCAAAAGCCTCTATCTTTGTAACTGAATAAAGGTTCGATCCGTCATCGTTATTCATAGTATCATTTGTTACCGAAGCTGTATCACTAGCAGGATAAGTATAAAAGTGTCTAAAGCCAACAACACTAGATCTTAGTCTAACCTCACTACTAGTATGATGCATAGAAACAACCAATGATCTGCTTCCATCATGAGAATAGGCTACAGCATCACTTGTTATAAACCCTCCTGACGAAACACTTCCACTCGCACTCCCAGAGAACAGCACCTGCACTTGAGTACCATCAAAGTCGTAAATATCCCCACTCGTCGCGCCATTACCGATATAGAGTTTATCCCAACTCAGCGTCCCAGATGCCGGGGCCTGTAGCGTTATCTTGAGTTGTGTACCGTTATTAATTCTATCAAAGCCTCCCCCCGAATAAGGAAATATAACCTGCCTGTTTGTAATTCCTGTCCAGCCAGAACCATCAAGACTACCACTAGTACTAAGCGAACGCTCGAACACGGTGAACCACGCAGCCGTGGCCGGAGCAGCAGTATAATACGTCCCCACACTAAACGGGAACGAGGGCCCCATGAGCTTACGCTTAATCAGACTCACTTCAGCACCTTGCCGTTAGCCCCAAAGATCTCGAACAGTCGATCCTTCCGCAGATATCTTCCGCCGTTGTTATATCGCTCCCACGCGTCGAGCCGCATCTCCAGTGGCATACAGCCCTTGCCCACGCACTGCCAACAGATGAAGCTATCACAGCAGTTACAGTGCGGAATGGAGTCCCCGCCGGTCTCTTCCGCGCCACAGTGCGCACAGATAATCCCGTCCTGCTCGAGATTAGAGCCACTAGCCCTAATCTCGACGCCATAGCTACGCTGGCGGCTATGTCGAGTAATGAGCATGGCCTACTCGTCGAACTTAACTTCCCAGAGCACCGTGCCCGTGTAATCGCTCGTCGCGCCCTTGGCCATGCAGGCTACGCCGTTCAGGTTAACCGCAGGCCAGGGCAACCCGATCTCGTCGGGAGCGTACCAGATGAACCCAGAGTGCTGGTTCAGGGCCTTCGTCCACAGCCGACTGGCGTAGGTGCCCTCGGCGGTGTAGTTGGCTTTCCAGGCACTTCCCGGACTCGGGGGCGTCCCCGCCTCGATCGGGGGCACAAACACCGGAGTCACCGATGTTGCCGTGCCGTCAGCTGTCTGCCGTTGGATAGTGTAGATGATGTTACAGTCCTGCGTGGCCGGGTTACTTACCGGGCCGATCGCGATCTCTCGCAGTGTCCCGCGGCGGAGCGTGGCGGTTTGCGCCCAGCCCGCAAGGTTGGTCTTGTAGGTAGTGCTCAGGGCCTGCAGCGTGCCCGCGAAGTCACTCGCAACATTGAACAGCATTGGAGTCTCCTTTAATGGCCTTTACGTTTGTCGCCCAGGCCGGAGAACATCTCATCAGTCAGAATGAGTGTTGGACGGATCACCTGGTCGAACGGAATGACCGAGCGCCTTCGGCCGGTCACTGGATCGTAGTGCTCAAGGAGCACCTCCATACTCTTGCCGAAGAGTTCCTTCATGCGTGCCTCAACCTCGCTTCGCAAGCCGTAGTTCTGTCGGAGGCAGTTCGCGATGATATTCATACTCGCGGACAAAACCTCCTCGATCGAGCGTCCGTTCGCGGCCCTGACAAAGGCCTCAAACAGATCGCGGCCGACCTCGGGCTCGCGGAGAGGGTCTTTAGGCATCGAAAACAGCCCCGTAATTGACGTGGAGCAACCCCTGGAAGCGGCGAACTGCCCTTGGGAAGTGTTTTAGCACCTCCTGAGCGATCAGACCCACCTCCAGGGGAGCATCTGGCCTCCTGTAGCGGTACTCGTAGAGGCCCAGGGGGCCGTAGTCGCCAATTCTTCGGATATCGTGCTTCGCGCGCGCGTCGGACAGCTGGAAGATGCCCGAGACGTTCCACGTCACAGTGATATTGCCCCCGTTCGGGGTCACTGGGAGCCCGCCGCCTGCGGTGTCGTAGTACGACATGAGCCTCCAGGTGGTATTCGCGCCCGTGTTCTTGCGATAAATGACCAGGGCCTCCACGGAGTTCCCACTTACAGCCGTATAAGTGAGGTCCCCTCCATCAAATACCCCGTCCGTACTCGATACCGTTGTAGCCGTGGGCGTTATTCGTTGATCAGTGCCCACAATGGCATTGGGCGAGGTCAGGGTGGTCGCGTAGAACTGGTGCGTTGCCGCGTAAGTATAGACGCCAGTGTCCACGAGCGCGCAAAACGGACCCAGAGTAGCACTGTCAGTGATAGACGAGTCCGCGCTCGCGTCCATCAGAGCCTTTTTCCACAACGGATACAGAGCGGGAGCCATCGGTGATCTCCTTGGTTAATAGACAACCCAGTCGCCGGGACCGGCGAGTTCTCTGGTGGTATAGCCGATCTTAATGGCCTTAGTTTCGACCTTTTTCACGGGCGAGAAAGGCCTCGACATGCACGCGTAGCGCCACTCGTCCGCGGCATGATCTTCGCCCTCGGTATTCACGTCTTCCATCTTGGTTACGTCGTGTTGGAGGGCTGGGATAGTGCGGATACTTGCCGCGCACGTGGCGAAGCAATAGATCATAGGCAGCTCGTCGAACCCAACGAGCCGCGCACGCATCTGATCCCAGCCCCCCATCGAGCCCCGCTGGGGGACCCGAGCGTTGTCCGCCGCGTGGAAGGGCCGCCGCTTATGCCTGATAAGGACCTTGTTCATGCGTTCCGCTATGGAGGGGCCCCCATCTTCCCTGAAGCAGGCCGGGTCGAGCACCCCATAGCGCAAGGTCTCCTGGTCCTCGCGCTCTGAGATGCCTTCTGCTACCTCTTCTGCGGTCATTTTCAGGCCGATGTTGATCGAGGCCGCACCATACCACTCCCTATACCGCACAATAGCGCCGCGTGGGAGCACTCTCCCATCAGGGACCTTATAATCATCGCTGACAATAGCCCACCAGCCAACGCTGAAGGGTCGGGCTGATCCCCAGTCCATCGACCTAAAACGCGCCCATTCTCGTGGAATACTAAATGGGTCTGTGACATGTTTATCGTATCTCCAGCAATCAAAATACGCGCCCTCGATTACGGTCCAGTCTCCTTCGAGCCACGCTCGGACCATGGAGTCGCTGGACAGTCCTCTTAACCTGTCCGCGTAGGTCGGGTCCGAGGCAAGGAGAATTTTGTTATCTCGGAGTTTCGCCGGGATAAATAGTCGTCGGTGCTTGGTGACTGGGTCGAGTATGGGCTCATAACCTCCAGGCGCAGGATCGACAAAGTAGGCCTTGACCCAGTGGTGACCGACACCTCCCGGATTTGCGGCAGCTCGTATTCGCTTGGTATGGATATTGTGAGCCGACCGCAGGCGGGCTCGTAGGAAACGGTAGCCGTAATCGGTAGGCCACTGGGTAAGCTCATCCCAGCCGATCCATGTGTAAGCGTGTCCCTGGTATCGTGTGGCATCGTGGTCCCTCTCTATGTACCGCATCCTGAGGCTGGCCCCGTTGGCCCAGGACCAGGTTTTGGCCTGCTCGTGCCAAGAGCCTCCTGAGATCGGGAATATCTCTCGAGCGCGGCGTAGTAAGTCCTCGAGTTCGTTGTAAGTTCTGCGGAATACCACTCCCTGCCAGTACTGACCGTAAGTTGGTACATCTTGAAGAAAATCGCCGAGGAGAAAGTCACTTTTGCCCCCTCCCGCCGCGCCCCCATAGAAGAGTTCGGGGCACCAGTCGGCCGTGATCGCGTCAGTTTGCGGGCCGGGCTGAGGGCTCCACGCGACCCCGGTCGGGCTCTCCTCTGGGCGGACCTTGGGCCTCATGGGCTCACTGTCCAGCCCCCGCACCAGTCCGTTGGCGCGGGCGAGGGCCACATAGTCGCGGGATACGCGAGCGCGCTCAGCTGGGAGAGGATCAGGTAGGGCGGGCCCTTCCGACAATTTCCAGCCATGTAGAAGGCGCACGTCGAGCAGGATTGACCACTGGGCGGTCTAATAGGCATTAGTTTAGCCCTTTCCGGTCGTGGACCACCTCTACCTCACTTTCCGCACTGGACCCCGCCCCGAGTTCCTTGGCTCGCCGCTCTTTCCACTGATCGAAGTTTTCCCGGGGCGGCCGATCAATGAAGTCCCGGTCCATTTTCAGGGTGACCTCTTGGCCGGGGCCGTGCCCTGTGCGGTCTGCGAAGGTCTTTACCACGTCGATTAGCAGGGGAATGCTGAATGTCTCTGGGTTGTCGTGCAACCGCTCTTGCAAGAGCTCGATCGCGTCGAGGGACATGTTGTTCATCCGCTCGGCCAGATCGGCGAAGATGCTCTTTGCCTCTGCGCGATAGTCCTCTACTAGGGCCGCGAATGCGGCGTCGTTGAGTAGGGTCGAGATCCGGGACTGATTGTACCCAGTAACCAGAGCCGCCTGGGACTGTTTCATGCCCGTGGCGAGGCACTTCGCGAGGGAGTGGTGCGAGGCGTGGATACGGACGAGGGACTTGGGCTTCGTGCCGCGGTTAGTCGCGAGCGCCGCGATGTCGGCCTCGGTTAGGTCGCGGGCGTGCTCGATGAACAGGGGGCGGGGCACGTTCCCCATGAGGCGGGGGCCGGTCGAGGTGTCTAAATCGTCGATGAAGTCATCCATATGGCTGGTCCTGTGATCGACGCAGTCCGGCCGCGCGCGAGTAGTGTGCGCCCCTCTCGGATAGTAGTCAAGTAGATTGTGGTATGGCTGTTTCGGAACCAGCCGTCGGACCATACATATGGCTCTTTGCCGCGTCGGCTCCCCGACATAAGGGGCGGAGGCCCCGAGCCGTATCGAAACATTTTATTCTGATATGGCGGGGTCACTCGATATGGCCATTCCCCCTCGGTATTCTGGCGGGGCTGAAGCGGCCAGCAATAAAAGTTCTTTTTTTAGCCCCCCGGCCTCTTTATGTTTCAATATTCGAGTTGGGTGCGCAACAATGTGTTATGCTCACACAGCATGCCATGCAAAACTGCATACATATATCGTGATCGAGTCCATTTGTTTTTATATTGACACCAGTCCCCCATGTGTTATGGTGTGTATACCGGATGACGGACATGGAGTCCACAACCACCGGGATGAACGGGAGTCACGGCAATGGAATTCGTTTATCAGTGCAAAAAGAATGGTCGCGAGTACGTGTACACCACGGAACTCAATGACCTTACACCCCAGGATGCGTATGCCTGGCGCCGCGGAGTCCGGGAATATGCCGATAACTATCACGCATCGGTGACCAAAGAGGGTTTGAAGAAAGGGGGCAAAACTCTTCCTTGGGACAGCCCCGACGATTACATCGAGACCGTGACGGCATATTGCGACGAGGCCTTGGAAAAGTTCATGGCAGGCGATGTGCCCGGGGAACGGGTTTCAGCGGACCCCAAGGAAATCGTCACCCGACTCGAAAAGCGTTACAACATCGAGCCCGGGGCGTTGGAAAAGTGGTTGGACGAGCAGGCCCGGATGGGTCGCGCCGCGTAAACGCGAAACTGGGGGCGCAAATGCCCCCTCCTTTTCTTGGGAGTCCACGGCAATGGAACTCTATGTCGGCCTGTCGATCCTGACCACACTGCTGGTTTTAGCGCTGCATATCTGGATGTGGAGTTGGGGGGCCTAGTGCCCCCTTTTTTTCTCTATTTTTTGAGTAGTTTTTAGAGTGTTTCCAGGGGCATGAAATCCCATTTCTCGCGGTTTCTCGCGGGTTTCTCGTGTGAGGTGCGTGTGGTGTGTGGGGGACAGGGTGTCCAATGCCCACCCCCTCGCAGACGGACCATACCGCCATACCCAGATTTTGGGCGCCAGTAAGCGCAGTTTTGCCTTCCAAAAACTCGATTTTCTTTCTTTACTATCACATATATATATATACTATAACCCCCTATTCATTCGAGTTTTCGATTTTGCCTAGTGGGGGAGCCATACATACATCACGACGGCGCGACTATATGTCGCATACACACCGCCCCCCAGTCCCTTGACACACACCCACCACACATGATAAGCTCGTCGCGCCCGGGGCAAGGCCCCGACATCACAGGAGTCAACACTATGATCCACGACGAGGGAAAGCTACTGCAAGATGCTATGGAAAACATGCCATGCGAATTGAAGTGT